AACAGCTCTTGAACGGGCTTATGAATGGTATACATCAGGACCTCGTCAAAGGTTACAACCCGGTGGAGCAATAGTTGTAGTTATGACTAGATGGAATACTAAAGATTTAACAGGGCAATTATTAAAACACCAAAAGGAATTAAAATCAGATCAATGGGAACTAGTTGAGTTTCCAGCTATCATGCCCACAGGCAAACCTGTTTGGCCTGGATATTGGAAATTGGATGAACTAGAAGCGGTTAAAGCATCGTTATCAATTCCTAAATGGAACGCACAGTGGATGCAAAATCCAACGTCCGAGGAAGGTGCTATTATTAAACGTGAGTGGTGGAAAGTTTGGGAGAAAGATGACATGCCACAACTAGAGCATATCATACAATCTTATGACACAGCATTTATGAAAAAGGAGACAGCCGATTACTCGGCTATCACAACGTGGGGAGTGTTTCGAGAGAATGAGGACAGTCCACAACAGTTGATACTAATAGATTCACTAAAAGGTAGATACGAGTTTCCAGAACTTCGTCGTGTCGCTAAAGAACAATATGATTACTGGCAGCCAGAAACTGTGTTGGTTGAGGCAAAAGCTAGTGGGCTACCACTAACGTATGAACTTAGAGCTATGGGAATACCAGTTGTCAACTACACACCATCGAGAGGTAATGATAAACACACTAGAGTTAATTCTGTTGCACCTTTGTTTGAAAGTGGTATGATATGGGCACCGGAGCGAAAGTTTGCGGAAGAGGTCATTGAGGAGTGCGCAGCATTCCCTTATGGCGATCATGATGACTTAGTTGATAGTATGACTCAAGCTGTTATGCGTTTTAGACAAGGTGGATTATTATCTCACCCAGAAGATTATAAAGATGAAAAGATTATTAAAACAACAAAAAATTACTACTAAAGGCAAACATGATAGATAAAATAAAGGCTATGATAGCCAAGAAAAAATTAAATGACGATGTTAAAGACACTGATCAAGGCGACCTTATAGAACGAACAACTGTAATAGAAACCAACAATCCTTTTAAAAAAATTAAAGCTATCGCTGAACCAAAAGAATCTAAAAACAGATCAGTGCTTAACGCACTTATAAACGATGGTGCAGACGATAAGGCAAAACTAGACGATGCTTCTAAAAATAAGATGATTAAATCTTTGGTAATGGAGATGTATAAAGATGAAGATATGAGTAAAAAAGAATTTGATTTTTTTATGAACGAAGTTCTTGCACCTAAAGAAATGAATAAAGGTGGTCGTGTAGACAAGCCACTAGGAGCGGGTGGCAAGAAGTAATGTCTAGTGTAACTGATCAATATACAAAAAACTATAGTCCAGAACGAACAAAAGAATTTGAAGAACGTGTAAGAGAAATTTTTGTTGGAGATATGTCAGAAGAATCAGCCGCATCTTTAATTGCAGCAGAGTTTAGAAAAGAACTTAAAAAAGGTGGTAGGGTACGAATGGCGAGTGGCGGGATAGCTAATATATTAAAATTATAATGGCATTGGGAAAAAAATCTGGACCACCACCAAAAAAAGGACCTAACCCACAGGGCTTGAATATTCAATATAATACTGTTAAGACTGTAACAACATCGGAGAAATTAAATGGCAATAGACAAAACCTTACCAAACCAGGTAAGAAAAGAAGTTAACATTCCTAGTGAAGAAGAACTACAAGTAGAGTTTGAACAGGAGACAGGTGTACCTGATAGTAAGGGTCCAGTTGAAGTTCAAGAAAACGAAGACGGTAGTGTTGACATAGATTTTGATCCATCAGCAGTTAACATTGAAGGTGCAGAAAATCATTTCTCAAACCTTGCAGAATATTTACCAGACGATGTATTAGATCCAATTGGAAGCGATCTGTCATCAAATTACCAAGACTATAAATCATCAAGAAAAGATTGGGAAAAAACTTACACACAAGGTTTAGAACTTTTAGGTTTTAACTACGATGATAGAACAGAACCTTTTAAAGGAGCTAGCGGTGTAACTCACCCTGTACTAGCTGAAGCTGTCACACAATTTCAAGCACTAGCTTACAAAGAATTATTACCAGCAGCAGGACCTGTTAGAACTCAAATTATGGGAATGCCTACACCTGAAAGAGAAGCTCAATCTCAAAGAGTAAAAAATTTTATGAATTATCAAATCATGGATCAAATGCCTGAGTATGAACCTGAGTTTGATCAAATGTTATTTTATTTACCACTTGCAGGATCTGCATTTAAAAAAGTTTATTACGATGAGATTATGCAAAGAGCAGTATCAAAATTTGTGCCTGCAGAAGATATTGTTGTACCATACACTGCAACATCATTAGACGATTGCGAGTCTATAATTCACAGAGTTCGTATGACAGAAAACGATTTAAGAAAACAACAAGTAGGTGGATTTTACAGAGACATAGAAGTTAACCCATCTTACATGGAAGAATCTCAATCAGAAAAAATTGAAAGAGAATTAGAAGGCACATCTAGAGGTAGAGATGAAAAAATGTTTACTCTTTTAGAATGCCATGTTGATTTAGATTTAAAAGGTTTTGAAGATTTAGGTGAGGATGAGATACCTACAGGAATTAAACTGCCATACATTGTAACCCTAGAAGAAGGTTCAAGAAAAGTATTATCTATTAGAAGAAATTACGAGCAACAAGATATGATGAAAAAGAAAATAAATTATTTTGTTCACTTTAAATTTTTACCAGGGCTAGGTTTTTATGGTTTTGGTTTAACACACATGATTGGTGGACTATCAAGAACAGCAACAGCTGCTCTAAGACAATTACTCGACGCTGGAACCTTGTCTAATTTACCCGCAGGATTTAAAATGCGTGGTATTAAAATGAGAGACGAGGCTCAATCAATTCAACCTGGAGAATTTAGAGATGTTGATGCACCTGGTGGAAACTTAAAAGATGCATTTATGACTTTACCGTTTAAAGAACCTTCACAAACTTTATTATCACTTATGGGTGTCGTGGTATCTGCAGGGCAACGATTTGCATCGATTGCCGATCTGCAAGTAGGAGACGGGAATCAACAAGCAGCAGTGGGCACGACAGTAGCTATGTTGGAAAGAGGGTCTAGAGTTATGTCAGCTATTCATAAAAGAATGTATGCTGCCATGAAAAAAGAGTTTGGAATACTTGCAAGAGTATTTAAAACTTATTTACCACCAGAATATCCCTACGATGTTATTGGTGGACAGAATCAAATTAAACAAATGGATTTTGATGACAGAGTAGATATTATTCCTGTTGCAGATCCAAATATATTTAGTCAGACTCAAAGAATATCTCTAGCTCAAACAGAAATGCAGTTAGCAGCTTCTAATCCAGGAATACATAATCAATATGAAGTATATAGAAACATGTATGAAGCTTTAGGAGTTAAGGATATTGATTTAATTTTAAAAAAACCAGAACAACCAGCACCATTAGATCCCGCATTAGAACATATTGCAGCAATGGGTTCAAAACCGTTCCAAGCTTTTCCAGGGCAGGATCACAGAGCGCACATGACAGCTCATTTAAATTTCCTAGCAACTAATTTAGCTAGAAATGCACCTATGATTAGTGCGGCAGTACAAAAGAACTGTATGGAACACATAAGTTTAATGGGTCAAGAACAAATTGAATTAGAATTTAGAGAAGAATTACAAGAAATTGCAAAAATGCAACAAATGGCTCAACAGAACCCACAAATTCAACAACAGATAGCACCCTTACAACAAAAAATTGAAGCAAGAAAAGCTATTTTAATTGCTGACATGACAGAAGACTACATGAAGGAAGAAAAACAAATTACTGGAGACTTTGGTAATGATCCTATTGCACAATTAAGAGCAAGAGAGTTAGATATTAGAGCCCAAGACAACGAACAGAAGAAAAAAGACGCTGAAGATAGATTAAATTTAGATAAAATGAAATCTATGATGAATCAAAGCTTACAATCAGAAAAAATGGATCAAGCGGAAGAATTAGCAGAACTTAGAGCAGATACTTCTATTGAAAAACAAGAAATGGCTAATGAAGCTAGAGAAGAACTAGCTATAATTAAAAGTATGGGGAATTAATTACATGATTGATAAAAAAGAAAAAAAGACTTTAACAAAACATAAAATACACCATACGGCAAAACATATGGCGCAAATGAAAAAAGATATGAAAAAAGGTGTAACTTTTAACAAGTCACATATCAAAGCTATGAAAAAGGTGGGTGCATAATGTGGTTTGGTGCACTTAAACTAGCGTTAAACGCTGGAACACATATTTACAAAAAAAAACAAGAGACTAAAATGCTGATGGCTGATGCTGCATCAAAACATGCATCTAAAATGGCTTCTGGTGAATTAGAATTTAATGGCAAGCTCCTCGAAGCTCGTCAAAACGATTATAAGGACGAGGTAGTTCTTGCAATATTAACGTTGCCAATTTTAGTGCTTGCATATGGGGTCTGGTCAGACGATCCACAAGCAATGGAGAAGATAAAAGTGTTCTTTGAGCATTTCCAAGCGTTACCTAAATGGTTTACTAATTTATGGGTGCTTGTATGCGCTAGTATATTTGGTATAAAGGGTACACAAATATTTAGAAACAACGGAGGAAAAAAATAATGAATAAAAAAATACCCGCAGACAAAAAAGGATTTAATACATTGTCTGAAGAAGTTCAAAAAAAAATAAGTCCTAAACTAGCCGCAGAATATAATATGGGTGGCGTAGTGGATAAAAGATCACCTTTTATGGGTGGTGGAATAGCTTACGCTGGTGGCGGAAGAGCAATGAAAAAAGGTGGTAAAGTATAATGCCTGGAAAAGAAATTAAAGGAAGAAGTAAAAGAGCAAATTACCGTGACGGTGGCAGAGTAAATAAAGCTGGCGGCGGGGGACTTTACGCAAACATTCACGCAAAACAAAAAAGAATCAAAGAGGGTTCAGGTGAGACTATGGCAAAAGCTGGAGACAAAGGAAGACCTACTGCTAAACAATTTAAACAAGCAGCAAAGACAGCTAAAGCGTAATGTTAAAGTCTAGGGGCATGAGTAGAATACTTCTTAAAAGAGGTGGTTCTCCTGCGTGGACTAGATCTGAAGGTAAATCTAAGTCTGGTGGACTGAATGAAAAAGGACGTAAGTCTTATGAAGCAGCTAATCCAGGATCAGATTTAAAAGCACCTC